CTACCAATACTACCTACGGTTGTGCCGTCTTTGCGGAAAAGTACAATATCTCCATCGCTAGTTCCCCTGTCAAAAACACCAACAATACCACCAGCTCTTTTGTGCCGCACAAATCCGTCTGACTTTAAATAATGGTAATCTGTGCCCGAATCTGAAGTGGAACCCACCAACAGGTTGCCTGATGAGTCTATGCGTAGGCGTTCTACACCACCAGTTTCAAATGTAGAAATACTGTCTGATAAAAATATCGTGTTACTAGCACTAGAATAAACACCACCCCAACGAGTAGACCCTGTTCCAAAGGTAAGGAAACTTGAAGATGCTCCACTTAATGTTAATACCCCTCTATTAGCAGCAGAGCCTATTATTGTACTAGTACCAATACCCACGTTGCCTGATGAGTCTATGCGCATGCGTTCTGTGAGTTCATCAGTGGTAGTAATTGCAGGGGAATGCGTATAAAACTTTAAAGCTGTCCCCCAATTTGCACCAGACTCTCGCATAAAGCCTATGCCTGCTGATAGACCATCATTTGAGCCTGCTAAAATAGCAGATTCATCACCAGCGTTAGCCAAGTTTCCGTCAAGACGCAATGCTCCACCGTCAAAAGCACTGCCTGATGTTTTACTTGCTGTATTTGGCGTGACTCCCACATGTAGGGGATTGACCATTGAAGAGATACCAATACCCACACGACCTGATGAGTCTATGCGCATGCGTTCTGTTTCGTTTATACGGAACACCATAGGGTCACCCGCAGCAGAGTTCAAAAAAGCCCCTGCCGTAGCATAACCAAGCTCAAATATGTTATTCGTAGCGCCTTCAATAGTAATAATTGAGTTGTCGTTATTCGCACCAGACTTAACGTGCAAAGGCGATGTTGGAGACGACTGACCAATACCCACATTGCCGTCAACAGTAAGCCCATCCATCGTGGCTGTGCCAGTAACGTCTATGCCTGAAGAAAAAGTTGTTCCGCCTATTGTGTTGCTGTTGCCAGAAACAGTAATGCTTCCTGACATACTTGCTGTTGTGCCAGAGATAGCACTGGTAAATGTAGTTCCACCAAGGCTGTTTGAGTTGCTAGTACTTGTGATAGCCGCAGAAGAAGTAAGGCCGTCCACTACAGCTGTGCCAGTAACGTCTATGCCTGTGGAGGTGGTGGCTAGTTTGGTTGAACCATCGTGATTAGCTGTAAAGTTGTATGGGTTAGTACCCAGCTCTACAATAGCACCTGCGTTGTCTTCAGTAAATAGTCGTTTGTCAGCTACGTTGACTGCCAGTTCACCCTGTACAAGATCACTTGCTGTTGGAACGGCAGAAGCAGTAGAGCTGTTCTTTGTTACAATTTTTGTTGCCATAGTTATATACCCTTAGTATGTGCCGCCGTTCAGCGTACCAGTAGTCATGTTGTCTGCATTAAGTGTTGAGTTAGATTGTAAAGCTGTGTCAGCCTTAGTACCTTGTGCTGCCGTAGCGTAGTCCGTAGCCGCTGTAGTAGCTGCTGTACCTAGTCCTAAGTTAGTTCTAGCAGTAGATGCACTAGCCAGATCGGACAGGTTGTTAGCCTTTAGAGCTGCTGTAGACAACTCCGCTGCTGCCGCTGTAGCACTGTTGGCTGCTGAGGTTGCACTGCTTGCCGCTGCTGTGGCACTAGAGGCTGCTGCTGTAGCACTGGCTGCTGCATTAGTCTCAGCAGTCTCAGCGTTAGTCTCCGCAGTCTCTGCATTAGTCTCAGCCGTCTGTGCTGCTGTGGCGCTAGTAGCTGCATTGGTAGCCTGTGTAGACGCTGTAGTAGCACTAGCGGCTGCGTTAGTAGCGGAAGTAGCTGCCTCAGACGCTTTAGTGGTAGCCGTTGTAGCTGACCCTGCTGCTGCTGTGGCGCTTGATGCTGCATTAGTCTCGCTAGTGGCTGCGTTGGTTGCGCTGGTGCTTGCCTCTGATGCCTTAGTAGTTGCAGTGCTTGCAGAGGTTGCTGCATTGCTTGCAGAGGTACTAGCCTCAGACGCTTTAGTTGTTGCTGTAGTGGCGCTAGAGGCTGCACTGGTAGCAGAGCTTGCTGCATCAGTAGCACTGGTCGCTGCCTCACTAGCCTTAGTCGTAGCTGTGGATGCGCTAGTAGCTGCATTGGTAGCTGACGTAGCTGCTTCACTAGCCTTGGTAGTGGCTGTGGTTGCACTGGCTGCTGCGTTGGTTGCTGAGGTAGCCGCTGCACTAGCATCCGCAGATACAGAGGACTCTGAAGCAGCCGCAGCAGTAGCACTTGCAGCAGCATTGGTAGCTGAAGTGGCTGCACCTGTAGCTGAACCAGCCGCCGCAGTAGCAGAGCTAGATGCAGCAGAGGCTGAAGAGGAAGCATTAGAGGCCGATGTAGCAGCATTGCTTTCGGAGGTTGAGGCATTGCTGGCGCTAGTCGAAGCCTCTGATGCTTTAGTCGTTGCCGTAGAAGCGCTGTTAGACGCACTGGTTGCGCTTGTGGCGGCTTCTGAGGCTTTAGTAGTAGCAGTGGTAGCACTAGCAGCGGAAGCCGTCTCAGAGGCTCCTGAGGCTGTCTCAGAGGCACTGGCTGCTGTAGCACTTGTAGCAGCACCTGTAGCACTAGTGGCTGCATTAGTCTCTGAGGTAGCTGCGGCAGTGGCTGAGTTCTGTGCTGCTGTTGCGTAGGCTGCAACACCTGTGGCGCTATTAGCCGCATCAGTTGCAGAAGTAGCCGCCTGAGTTGCTTTAGTTGCAGCAGTGGTTGCAGAGTTAGCTGCCTCTACAGCACTAGCGGCTGCATCACTTGCTTTCGTAGTAGCTAGGTTAGCTTGGGCTGTAACAATGGATATGGTAGCGTCCGTATTGGAATCGCCTGCACCACCGTCACCTCTAAATATAGCCATTGTAGCTCCTACGAAAACAAGAGAGAAAAAGAAGAAAAGGGAAAGGGGACTCCGCGAAGAATCCCCTTAGTTGTACTAGCTTACTGAACAGCCAGTACGAAGCCTGCTTCAGGACGCATTACTTGACAACCGTAAAGCGTATCAGCAGTGTATAGAGTACCTAGGAACTCCTGCTTGTACTGAGTCTGAGAACGTACAGCTTGCTGCTCTGCAAGAACATTGGTGTCCTTGTGGATCAACTGAGCGCCACGAACGCCTGACTCAAGAGTAGGTACGTTAGTAGAAACGAATACGTCTACGCCGTACAGGTTACCAATCTTGCCAGTCTCTACGCCTTTGCCGTTAACAAAGTCAGTAGAGGTGTAGCGATCAATACCCATGATAGCGTTACGCAGTGAAGGAGGAACAACGAAGCTGCGACCGTCCATAGGAACGTCAGCGTCATCCATCTTCTGAATCAAAGCACGGAAAGCACCGTCAGTGAAAGCGTTAACGTCAGCAGTGCCGTCAGCATCGTAGGCTTCCAGAGCGCCACCAGAAGTAATCTGGAAAGAACCGCTGTGAACCCAAGAAGAGCCATCGCCGTCACCGAAAGACTTGCCCAGAGTGAACAGATCGTCGTCAACCTGCTTGGCCAGACCATAACCAGCGTCGCCAGTGTAGAACTGACGCAGAGAAGCCAGAGCCTGTACTTCGGTAATGTCTTCAATCAGACGAGAGAACTCAAAGTGCTTGTTGATGTTGATCAGAACTTCAGATTCTACGTTGTTCTGGATGGTTACTGCAACGCCTTCAGCTTTAGCGTGAGCTGTGCCACGAGTAGGCTTAGGTACGTGGATGGTGTCACCCTTCTTACCAGTCATGCTCATCTTCTTGACGAGGTTAGCCAGTACGAGGTTGCTCTTGTATGCAGCAATTACTTCGTCACTCCAGATTTCTGGGATAAACTTAGCTGCGCTAGTGTTGTCTACTGCTCCGCCCATGTTGGGATATACTGATGTAGCCATGATAATACTTCCTTAAAGAGATTTAGTTTCGGACTCTCCCTTCTTGGTATGCTTGCATGATCTCGTCAGACAAAGACAAATACCTTTCAGGGTCGGTCTGCATTAGTTTAATAATGTCTGAGCGTCTATAAACTTTACGACTTGCTGCTTCACCACTACCTTTAGCATTACCTGCTGAGGCGTTCTTAACTGCGGTTTTGCGACTAGCCTTCTCATTAGCTACAGTCTGTCCTACTACCTGTTGACGTTCTTTCCACAAAGTGAAGAGTTCATCAGCAGCTTCGTAGTCATACTGCGTGTCTGCCTGTGCAAAGAGCTGTGTACGAATCTTTGATCCCTTAATCCACTCAACAAACTTACCATCTTGTAGAATCTCTTGCATGTCGGGGTGACGTTGTTGCAAGTGAGACTGCGCTGTTTGCTGCTTGTACTGCTGAGTTTGTGCTTCAGCAGCTTTGATTGAAGGATGATTCTTAATTGCTCTCTCGACTGCCTTGTCGGGATCAGAGAAAAAGTCTATATCTTCTTCAGGTTCTTGGGTTGCTGGGGTGTTGGTGTCGAGTTGTGTCTGTATGTAGTTGTCTACTACTGACCGAAGTTCCCCTACCTCTGAGCTTTGGCGGCCTAGTAACTTCTCAGCCTCCTGGTGCATCCGTACAATCTCAGCCGTTGACTTTCCTTTGTACTTGTCAGGGATTTCTTCCTCTTGAGGAGTCTCCTCTACTTCAGGTTCCTCAGTGATTTGATTTACTTCTTCGTGTTCAGTTTCAACGTCTTCCGGTGGACGCTCGTCTATTAGTGTTGCCATTATTAAACTCCGTGAGTATTCTCATTATGGAGGTGTATTATGCAGGGCTTCCTTAATTAGGAGTTGGCCTTGCGCTCTTGCTGTAGTTTCTGTGCCCTGTTCTTTTCCCATTGTCTGGTAGCACCCATAAAATCACCAGAGATAGGGTCTAACTTACAGCGCACAGCACTTACAATTTTTCTTGCAATCTTATTGCAGTCTAAGCAGGGGATGTGGGTACACTCTGAATCTGTAAAGCGTTCATTTGTGTGTCCATCCTCACAGCGAAACTCATAGATAGCCCTCATTAGGTAGCTTCTTCTGAGTCTTCTTCTTCTTCTTTCAGCGCTTCTGCTTCCGCCGCGTCGATTTGAGCTTCTAGGTTCAGTAGGTTAGCTATGACAGCGAGTTGGCCTTTACGGAAGTACAGGTCTTCATTGTCTTTTGCAGCTTCTACTGAGTTAATAACCATTGCATTAGAGCTAAGGTCTTCCATGAGCTGTTTCCAGCCGTCTGTTCCAAACATATCTCTAATGTTACGGTAGTATAGCTCAAGTTCTTTATTCATCATACTGTTTCTCCTATTAGGACAGTGTTGTTTTAGTTATCATTAATGAGATATAAACACCTCATATACTACTTATTATATCATAAATGAATAAGAAAGTCAAGCATTATTTGTTTTTTTACTTGACTTTTGCTCAGTTTTGTTGTATATAGCGTCCCAGTTGGCTGCAAACTTCTTCTGGTCTGTCTTGCGCTGGGCACTTCCTTTGCCGCCGTGTGTCTGGCCCTTCATCGTTTCTTGCCCTTATGTAGGCCATGCTTGGCGTGTTGCTTGCCTTTAGCGGTTGCTTCCTTCTTCTTCCTGTTAGCAGCGGCTAGTTTCTTCTTACCTGCTGCTGTGGACTTCAGCTTACTAATTGTCTTAGAAGGTGCGTAGACCTCTCCAGTCTTGCCGCTAGGCTTACCAGAGGGTGTACGCCACTTCTGCTTTGTCCACTTCTTTAAAGACTTCTGTGATTCTTTTAGTGCCATTACTTATAGCCTCCGCCTTTTGCCTTGTACTCCTTGGCTAACATCTGAGCTTTCCTAGCAGACCATTGACCAGCCTTGCCACCTTTAGTACCTGCTTTAATCTTGTTGAACAAGTTCTTCCGCATAGTGGGCTTAGTGTAGTTCCCTGCTTTGTTTACTGTAGACTTTTTGGCTGGCATGTTACTTACCTTTTTTAACTGGCTTCTTCTTAGGCTTTGCTGCTGTCTTCTTCTTAGGGGGTCTACCTACTTTACTACCGTATGTACCTTTACCGTATGGCATAGTATTCTCCTGTTATTACCACTTAGATTTATTTGCCCAATATGCCGCAGACATTTTGCCCTTGGCTATATTCTTTGCGTGTCGTGCTTTAAAAGATTTACGTCTTGCTTTTTCTGAAGCTGTCTTAGGACTACTACCAGCTCCTGATACACCCTGCTGTCCATAGCGTATAGTCTTAACTTTATCGCCTTCTTTGGCTACAACTACATGACTCTTAGTAGGGTGGTTAGGTGTACGCTTAGGCTTGTTATAGCCACTTACGCCCGCCCTAGCTAGTCTTGGGTCTTTTTTTACTGGCATTTTTAGTCTCCATTTGTTTCTCAAGTTGTGCAATCTTCTTAAATAGTTCCTCAAACTTTACATTTACTTGAGAGACTACATGCTCTAACTCTCTGGTTGTAACCATTATTGCATCCTTCCTTGTGGTTGTTGAGGACGAGGAATAGGAGCAGGTTGAGGTTCTGCTTGTTGAGCAACATTACCTTCTTTAACAGCTACCTCACGTTCCTTGAGCAATTGCTTAGAGATTTCAAGACGTTTCTGGAACTCTTTGTCATCCGCATCGCCTTTGTTTAGATTAGTAGTTACAGCTTTAATACGGTCAATCTCCAGCTCTTGTGGTATAGCTTGAGCTTCCACTGTAATCTTCTGTGCTCTGGCCTGTGACTCTTGAGCTTGTCCTTGTAATGCTGCAGTCTGCGAGGCTTGGAAAGCCAACTGTGCTTGCTGTGCCTGCTGTGCAGCTTCTTGTGCCTGCGGGTTAGGCTGGTTAGCCTGCTCAAGAGTAGCAATAAGCTCCTCACGGTTGGACAGGTTCATGTTGTCGATGATAGACATAACCAACTTAGGATACATTGGCGTGTCTGGTGACATCGTTTGCAGCAACTGTACAAGCTGTGTTACTTCATACTCACGAGCAATGATGCCTAGAGAGCTAGAGGTGTGGAACTTGTAGTCAGCTACGGGATACAGCTCAGGTTCAAACTGCATGTAGCGCCAAGCAGTCTTCTGTACAAAGGGAATCAGGAAGGCTTCTTGGAAGTTGATCAAGGTACGCTTGTGACGCTTAATGATAGCGCCTAGTGACATAGAGACACCAGCAGCGGTAGCGTCACCGTTGATAGAGCCTGCAATGCCTGCACTGTCAATAGCGCCTGTGGCTGTCTGTACCATAGTCTGTAACGACTGGGCCTGTGCAAAGGTAATCTGGTTAACATTACCAAAGTTAAAGGGCTGTAGTATCTCAGCAGGGTTACCGTTGGTTAGAATAGTCTTACCGGGCTGTACGGAAGGCTTAGCACCACGAGGCATACGGGAAGCATCCATAGCCATCATTGGGTGAATAGTCAGTGCAAGAGCGTCGATTCTAGCGCGTAGTTCTGCGTCTAACGCCTTTTGTGAGTTGTAGCCTTTCTCACATACTCCTCGACCCCAGAAGCGGCTAGGAACGACATCCCAAGGGAATGCAACGACAGGACGATCTTCCATCATGTAGGGGTTCTTGGAAGCCTTCAGCAGTACACCACCGTTAGCAATAACAACAACAGCCTCTACATAGTAGGAATCATCTTCTTCTTCAAAGGTAACAACCTCTTCTTCAGAGTCCTTCTCTTCCATTGCCTTGTCTAGCAAATGACGAGGAACAAGACCGTAGTATTTAGTCAGGCGTATTTTGTCTTCATCAAAGCGTGTCAAGTCCTGATCAGGCTCAATGTTGAAGTCAGGAGAGGCAAGCTGTATGTCTACGTTGCGATACACACCACTCTCTTGTAGCTGCTCTACTGAGTGAGCTGACACAAACTCATCTACTGCACAGCCCAGCGCAGAGTCAATGTCTGTAGCTACTGGGTCAATCAGGAAGTTCTGTGGCATTACAGGGCGCAGCTTAACGCATGTACGATCTTGGATGTTAACACCTACCGCTGTAAGCTCACCACCCATCACAGGCTGTGTAGCAGGCTTCATCTCTTTTTCTTCTTCAAGAACAATCTCAGCAATACCTGTACCGAACACAGCAGCGTTAATCAGACACTCTGCCACACCCTTACGTACCTTGTTCTTTTTAAAGTCTTGCTCTAGCGCGTTACGCAGCAAAGCAATGTCTCTGTTGTCTTGATCGTAGACATCATCTTCAATGTCAAACCACTTACCACGACCAAAGGTAGCTTCCTCTAGCTCTGCTACAGATGACTCAACAGCCTGCTGTAGCGCAGGAGAGATAATCTTAGAGCGTTCTGTGTCGCGTGTACGATCCTGTGCAGACCACTGACCACGCCACAGGCGGTAGTATTCGTCAAACTTCTCTGAGTAGTTAGCCTCAAAGTGGTCACGCCAGTCATCACATTTATCAATTACCCAGTCTTCTAGGTACTGCTCTGTAGCAAAGTTCTCGTTGCCTTCTAGTTCCATAATTAGTAGCCTGCGTATTTATCTAAAAATTCGTAGTCCTCTTCCTCGTAGTCAAATGCATAAGAAACCTTAGCTAACTGGTCTATGTACGCAAGAGCATCTATCAAGTCATCGTGGACTAATTGATTAGGAAACTGGAACAACTCGTCTAGGAACTGAGCATTCCACTTGCCTTTGTTTAATACTAAGTTGCCGTGTTCTAAACGGCCTTGTAGTGCCCACACGATCCTGTCTGTCTTCTTCTTGTTGCCGTGTGTTAACTCTTCTATTCTAAAGAAGCGTTGGTTCTTCTTCATTATATCGTTCAGGTAGGGAGCTACAGCGTTCTTTAACGCACCCTTCTCAATACCTACTGCGACTGGTTGGTAGTCTCTGACTGCTTCAAAGATTCGTCGTGCAGTCTCTTCGACGCCCCAACGGCCATGTACGATATTAGCGACCCACCAACCTTCGACGCCCGCTTTAACCACAGCAATTGCCGTCTGGTCAAGTCGTTTGGTTTTAGTCGTGACTTTCTGTACATCTGCAAATCCTGCCAAATCGACAGCAATGTAATAATCACCATCAGTAGGTTCTTCCTCGCTAAATTTAACATCTTCTTCTTTAAACAGCTCACTACCGTGTGCCTCAAAGGATGCCATAAACTCCTGACGGAATGAGAAGGCTGACATAGAGCCTTTAGCTGCTTCAATCTCTTCAGGGTCTAGCAGTGGGTTATCGTAGCTAGTAAAGTGATACCCCTTGAACGTAGGGTCTTCCGAAACACTAGCGTACTGGTACAAATCATAGAAGTGGTTACGTCCCATAGGCGTACCAATGAACAACGCCTCACCCTTCTGATCCGCTAGAGCAGGGCGTAGGATTTGCTCCCACACCTCTGGCTTCATGTCTGCGTACTCATCCATACACAGGAACTTCAAGCTAACACCACGCATAGTCTCTGGTCTATCAGCACCCTTCAGAGAGATGGTGCAGCCATTGATCAGCTTAATCTGTAGGTTGTTGACGTGTGCTGACGCTATAACGTTGTGCCCTAGCTCCAGCAGCAACTGCCACATAATGTCTCTAGCCTGACCCTGTGTAGGGGCAACGTAGAACACCTGACCTTTCTTGTCAGACAACGCACTGATGATCAGCTTCCACGCAGCTAACCTACTCTTTCCTGTACGTCTACCCGCAGCTACCACTTTAAAGCGTGTAGTGTCTTCCCAGACTTCCTGCTGCCAAGGTAACAGCTCAACTGCTAAATCAGTCAAGCTAGTACGTCCACATTACAGGAGACTCATTACCGTCAAGGTGGCGGATGTCAACATGCACAAACTGACTAGCAACTCCAACTCCTGAAAAGCCCATCTTGATAGCCTCCTCAACAATCTTAAACCGCTGTGTACCGTCTGTAACTTTAATGTCCGCTGCAATGCCTTGGGCATGAGTTCCGGGTGTCTCCTTTTTCGCTTCTATGGGGTGGTCTTCACTTCTGAAGCCACTGGTGATAACGAAGGGGAAACCACACCTAGCACGTAACAAATCCAACTTCAGCAACAACCTGTCACTAATCTCATTCTCGCCAGTGTACTGACAAGCAAACTCTTCCCTAGTAAAGTAATCTAAGTCTTGATTTATATCATACATCTGTATAGTCCCCTTCAATGGGTTCTTCTGGGCCACCAGAGATCACTGTAGTCTCACCACCAACACCTGTAATGGAGATGTTGATGGCACTCTTGCCTCCGCTGGCCTTATCCTTCTCAAAATAACTAACAGGCAATAACCTGTCCATGCAGAGCTTCCATGCTGCTGCTTGATTCTTGTGGTCGTCATCTAACGCTGCGTTGAGTATGCTGTCTAACACCTTCCTACTCTTAGGAGATGCTAGCATTCTAGCCTTGTATTCGTTAATGACCGCTGCGTCACCCTTGGGCCGCCCTACTGCATTGCGTTTGCCCTTGGTTTTTGACACAACTGCTGTTTTCTTTGGTCGCCCCACCCGCTTCGCGGGCTGACGCTCCTTAGATTCTTTAGTATTCATTGTATTCCCCTTAGTACTTAAGGATACT